CTTCAAATTTCTTTGACAAATTCATATCTGAATTATTCTCTAAGTTTTATGTAATAGATTTTTCTTTTTTGTGTGAAGATGGACTGGTTTATTTGCGTCTTATAGGTGGTAAGGGTCTGCGCAAAAGAATGCATTATAGGGAATTTGAAGCAAAGAAGTCTGTTTTGTTATGTAATTTGTATGATGAATTTATTGTTAGCAATGTTGTTAGAACTGTTAGTGTATGTCCTGGAAAGTCCATTGATAAATTTATGTTTGTTGATGAAATAGTTAGAATGAAATCAGAATTAGCTAACTTTAATGTTATTCCTGGCCCAAAGATTCATAAGAACAAAACTAATGCCTGTATTAAATTAATACAGATAAATAAAGTGTAACAACATGCTTTTGGATGTTTTACCTGGTAGTACTATAGTTGATGTTGCATCTGGTCCGGGTTCATGGTCACAACATGTATCTGAATTTAATGGTTCTAAATTTAATAATACTGTGAATTCCTCAAACATGTTATCTTGTTCTTTTAAAAATAATGGTAATATGACCGATACTTTTAATCATCCTAATAGATTGCGGTTCGAAGACCAGTTGCCCGAGTTTGACTTATTAAATGATAGTTGTGTTGAGGGTTTCATATCATTCGTTAAACGAAATTCAAGTAAGAATGGAGTTGAATTACTAATGGCTGATGGTGGTATTGATGGGGCGTACGCAGATCAGGAAGCTAGATCCTTAAGGTTATTTTCCAACGAAATGCGTATAGCCGCAGCAGTACTGGCAAAAGGTGGTAGATCAATAATTAAACTGTACATTGGAGAAACGTATGAAACTTCTCAACTTGTAGCTAACTATAGTCAGTACTTTAAGTATTCATTTTTAATTAAACCACAAAATTCAAATCCTGTAAACGGTGAAGTCTATTTAGTTTCGCTTAATTATTTAGGTGTTAGTTCTGTAAGTAACTATGATTCAGGTTTTTATAAAGCTGGTTTGGAAAATTATATAAATCAATTTAATTACAATAGATTTAATAGTCTATATAATAAGTTAGAAACCTTGAAACGTAATGAATTGGATGAAGATTTTAGTGATAGTGATTATGAATCCGGGGATGAAATGTCCGTTGTATTTGAAGAGACTGGTGCTCTGGCTGAGAGGAGTGATGAAATATTTAGAAACTTTCAAAATATCGAAATGGCTCGTGAAGTATTTGCTAAAGAAAGAGAATTGTGCGTTGAGATAATTGAACTGCAGGATTCATTTTCGGAAGAAAAAGATACTTTGTCTGTAAACACTGACGAGTCTTCTATAGATGATTCCGTTACGATTGTAGCATGTGATGAGAATAGTCAAGAAGAAAGTTATTCAATGGAGGAATTTATGCAAGGTTCTTTGGAAATTTGTCGTGAGAATGTTGAATCTAGTGACGATTCTTGTGAGTCTGAATTTTTAGAGGCAGAAGGATTTGATTCACTTGTAGAAATAGAACCTTGTGTTGAGTCTGTTCGAGATGTAAATAAATTAAAACCTGAATGTAATATAGTTAATGTTAGTTGTAAAGATTTAGATTATAAATTTGAATCTGTATATATTCTACCTAATTTAAAAGAAATAGATACTCCTCCCGATGGTAATTGTTTGTTTCATTCATTGGCATTAGGATCGTTTGAACCTGATGTTTTGAAGCAACAACTGCTTGAATTTTATGAGAGTAACGATATATTTAATCATACTATAAATATTTGAGATAGTATTATAGATGCCTTAACTAAGAAAGGTGTATGGGCTTTTTCAGATATAATTGATATTTATTGTAAAAAATACAGGTGTAGGGTTTATGAGTTTGATTTTCAAAGTAGGTTAGTTATAATTCATGGTATAGAGTTTGAACATAACAATATTACTTGTAAATACATTCTATTTAGACAATCACACTATTCAGTTTTGTTGGAAAAAACTTCAATTTTTATTAACAAATTCATAGATGAACATATATATAGATTAACAACAATACTTGAAAAGTTTCCGGACGATTTAGTAACTAATTCTGTGTTTGCAGATGTAAA